CCTGCACCTAAATTTGTGTTTGGTGTGCTACCTATTTGAAATACAGACCCTGCGTTGTAAACAGGTGCGGTTGTTGTGCTGTTACTGTGAGTATTAGAAGCTACACCATTTACATACACTACAATAACATTACTGCTCCAAGTTAGTGCTAAGTGATACCAAGTATCTACTACAAGGTCTACACCTGTATCCCAATCAGCACTATAACCTATAAATTTTAAATTATGACTTGAATCTTTAAATAAAGCTCTAACAACACCATTACCACTTAAAGTATCTTCAAAATCTCTACCTACACTAAAAAAAGTTTGGTCACCACTTGTACTGTGCATATTAAACCATCCAGAAATAGTTCCTGTGTTTGATTGGTGAATAGTTGTACTAACATTAATATAATCTAAAGTTCCATCAAAATCCACGACAGAAAATCTGTTGTCTCTCATGGGAGTAAATCTGCTCTTTGCCATCTGTGAAATGGTTTGAGCATCGAGGACTGTTTGGTAAATGCTTAAGTTTGATATTGCTCCTGTAAAAAAATTAGAACTTCCATTTTGCGCACCTATATATAATGATTTAATAGTACCATGAACATTAATAGATACTGTAGATGCTTGAGTACCAACTAACTCTCCATCAATGTAATATTTTAAATTTACTTCATCATAAGTAACTACTACATTAGACCATTTATTATTTGCAAACTTATTTAAATTCAAAGCAAAAAAGACATTATTAGCTACATATAATAACAATCCATTTCCATGTCTCTGTATAGAAAAAGTAGACCTATCATGCCCTGTAATAATTGTATTACTAAAAGTGCTGACATCAGTAGGATTTATCCAAGAACTTACACTAAAAGCATTTGCATCTGTTAATGATTGACCTATATCTCCAGAAAGTTCCACATAATCATCCGTACCATCAAAATCAGTATAGAAGTCACTTCTGGCAATTGATTTATCTTCTTCTGGTAGTACCTTATCCCCTGCTCTGAGCCATAGTTTAAGGTTGGAAGCTGAGTATTTTGTTAGGTCTACTACCTTACTTGAAATCTTACCAATCGCAGTTGCATCTAAGGCACTATCCCAGATAGCTATTTCGTCAATGAGTCCGTTAAAATGTTGCTGAGTAGTATCATACCAAGCTACCCCAATTTTTGCAGATTTATCAGTTAATTGAGCAGGTTCACCAACATTTGAAACAGTTACTTTTAAAGCACCATTTTGATATATATATGCTTCATTAGCAGAACCATCAATAGCAATAAAAAAATGATACCAATCTGTAGTATTTAATACATCTCCAAATTCTTCATATAATGCACTACCATCTGCTTGTCTTAAAAAATAAAATGGTTTATTATTAGTAGTTTTAGTTAATCCAATACCAAAACCTGTAAGATTACCTGTATCATTATATCCCACATTAAATATTCTTGCTTGGCTTGTATTACCATCGTTTTTCACCCATGCAGAAAATGATTTATTTGGACTTTCAATCCAACTTTCTAAATCTGTACCTATATCTAAATAATCATTAGAACCATCGAAATTGAATGAATACTTGTTGGGAAAGCCAAGTAATGCCCCACCTTTTGTAAGGATGTTGCCTAATCCTAGCATAGACTTATCCTAAGTAAGCTATAACTGAACCACTTGCTAATGTAAAAGCAGTCCATCTACCAAAAATTACTACTCCAGCAGGAAATGAGTTGGAGGAGTCTATTGCATCTCCGTTACCACCTGCTGTACCTACATATGAAGAATCTTCAGGTGTTAATGTTGTAAATGTTGAGTCAGCAATGAATTGAATGGCAACTATTTTCTTGCCTGAGATAGCAGTTGTGCCATCTTCAAATAAACAACCAGCTTGTCCTAGTCCTATGTTATTTGATTCATTTACTGAGTATTTGCGTAAGTCTGCCATATTTTTTCTCCTGAGTTATAATACCTTACCGAGCTTGGCTGTCTCATGGGTATCTTGGTTATTCTCAGGGGGAGAATAAACTCCCCCCAAGATTGTAATTACTGTTAAGTAATTTATACGTAATCAACTAATCCAAAGATTCGTCTTTCGCCATCAGCATCTGCATTTCTAACAGCACCACCATATACAGACTCGCAAGTTACGAGTGTAGATAGATAAGAGTGTCTGTAAGAAGCCTGCATCTTAGCTTCCTTAGAGAAAGCATAGTAAAGAGCAGATTCATGAATTGCGTAGCCATAAACAATATCTCTAGCACCAGTATTGTCACTATCAAGGTCAGCAACCGCTTTTATACCCTTAGTAGCATCAGCACTTACATCAGCACCACCAGAAGCAGAACCCATGTAAGGAGACTGAGCAATCCAAACAGGCATACCAAGAATAGCACCAGCGTTACCAGTTCTTCCAAACTCAGCACCTAATGTTGCTTGAGTACCCTGAGAATAGCTAGTAAGAGAGTTTAAACTTGCATACATATCTGGAGATAGTACCAAATTCCAACCTTCTGTATCGCCAGTTTCACCAAGAATTAACCCCATTAATGAAGTTAAGTTAGCTTGAGAAAGAACTGAACCAGTAGTTTCTATATGCATTGAGTTGTTACTATCAGCACCACTTGCACCATCAGCATGAGCTAGTAAACCTTGTAGGTTATTAGCTACCTGATAATGTAAGTAGTTATCAAAACCTCTAGCACAAGAATATGCTAACTGCTTTGCATAGATTTCCATCAAGTCATAGTTAGACTGAACCTTAACAATGTCTGGAATGTAAGCAGAACCTACATTATACTCAGAAACAGTTAAAGATGTCTCATCACTTGTCATACTGCCACCACTTGTTACATCAGCAGATATCTCACCACCTTGTGTAAAAGCACTAAGTGCTGGAACACCAATATGTGGTAGATGAATCTTATCGCCTTGATTTGCAATTTCTGGTGACAAATCAATTCCGACATTTTTCATCATTATTTTTTGTTGGAAAGCCTCTAATATAGCTTGCCCCCAAACTTCAGGGATAAACTGGTCAGCAATATTTGGTGTTACTGCTCCAGTACCTCCTGAGTGAACATTTACGTCAAATGGGTCTGTAAAAGCCATTTTGTTTACTCCTTAAGTTATCTTTTAAAATTATTGAGTATAGTACTCCAATTATCTCTACGTTCTTCTTTTGAGATGTTTTTAAAATTAAGGTCTTTCCTAGAAACAGTCCCAACATTGTCTTTGGGATTTGTTTTAACTGACGATAATTCTTCAACAACATCTACAAGAGAATTTGTAGGTAAATCTGAGAACTTTTCTCTTTTATCTTCTGGCAGTCTTGATAAAGCATCTTGTCTTAATCTTGCATCTTGTGCTTCAAATTGAGTTTTAATTTCCTTAAGTTGCTCATTTTCTTTTGATAGCACAGAATTTAATTCTGATAATTTACCTTGTTCTTCAAGTTCTGCCCTTTGCCTCTCCTCAATCATAGCTTTCATCTCAGATACTTGACTTTCAAGTTCTTTTTTTTGTGAGATTACTTCATTTAATCTTGAACGAGGAATAGACTCCTGTACATTATTTTCGACTTTTGTGTCGACTTCCTGTTTTACATCTGGCTCGATGGTTTTTTCTTCTGACATTTTTACCTCTTAAGTGAGTAGTTAATTTATGCAAAATTCCCTTGCATAATAGATACATCATAAACTAACTTAAAACACTATTCTAATGCAAGAAAAAAATTATGAATTTAAGAGAAAGTGGTTCAAATATCTTGATTATGAACCACATGATGGGCAGTTAGCTCTCCATTACCCTGAAAAAAAAGATGCCAGATTCCATGTAATTGTGTGTGGAAGAAGATTTGGCAAAACTTGGGCTAGTGCAATGGAAGCTACTTATGTAGCATCTCAACCTAATAAACGAATATGGGTTGTTGGAATGTCCTATAAAAAAGCTAGGCTCATATTTCGTGAGATATGGCAACGAATGGTTATAGGGCATGGTGAAGATGTTGATAAAGCCTCAGAAAAAGATATGTACATTCGTTTTAAGTGGGGAACTACTGTTGAAGGAATGTCAGCAGATAATGCGGATTCATTGGTGGGGGAAGGTCTTGACCTACTCGTAATCGATGAAGTAGCCAAAATGAATAAAAAGATTTGGGATATGTATTTATCTCCTACTGTTGCTGGTAGAAAAGGTAAGGTTATTTTTATTACCACCCCAGAAGGTAGGAATTGGATATATGACTTATACAAACTAGGCAAAGTAGATAGCGAATGGAATAGTTACTCCTCTCCATCTTGGAGAAACCAACACGAATTTCCACTTGGCATAGAAGACCCTGCCATTGTTGAACGTAAGAGAAATATGTCTAGAGAACTTTTTGGTCAAGAGTTTGGTGCGGAATTTTCTGTATTTGAAGGTAAGGTTTGGGATTTTAGTAGAGAGCTAGATGTTGGTAACTACCCATACGACCCAAATCTACCTACATACTGCACAATAGATTTTGGATATAGGATGCCAGCAGTTCTATTTATACAAACTAAGTTTGATGGCAGAGATGAGCATATTAGGGTATTTGATTCAATTCTACATAAAGAAAATATAAAAACAGAAGACTTAATTAAGATGATTAAAGTAAAGGGGTATCCTATTCTTTCTTATTATGGTGACCCTGCTGGTGCAAATGTTCAAGGACAGACAGGTGCTGGAGATATGGAAATATTTAGAAGGAGCGGAATAAGAGTATTATATACTAGAGATAGGATGAGTCGCAATATTGTTAATAGCGTATCTCATACTAGAGGATTTTTTGAGAGTGCAGATGGTACAAGAAGAGTTCATGTACATAAAAATTGTAAAGAGGTCATAGAAGATTTTGAGGAATATAGATACCCAGAGTCTACTGATGGCAAACCAATAAGAGAAGAACCAATCAAAGATGGATACCATGACCACGGAAACGATGCGTTTAGGTATTTTATCATAAATAGATTTCCAATTAAAAATAAGGAAATGAAAAGGATACAAAGATGATAGAAAAAATGTTAAAAGATAAATTATCAGAGATTAAACTGCTTATGTCTCATGGGAGAAGAAATGAGATAAGAAAGCATTTAGATTATTATTCTGGTACATCAACTGAAGACTATATTACTAATTACTTTAATGCGGATGCTTTTTCTGAAATTCCACCTACAGTTAGTAATTTTACTAGAAAATTTATAAATAAAATTAGTAGGATATATACATTAGGTGCAAAGAGGAATGTTGATAGTGAAAAGTATTTTGAATTAACACCAACAAAAGATGTTAGAATGAAACATTCTGAAAGAATGACTAGGTTAATTGGCACTATTGCAAATAGAATATATTGGGTTAATGATACATTTGATTACAGACCTATTTACTATTTTGAAGCATACTTTGATGATAATCCTTTTAAACCTAGTTCTATTATATATCCTTTATTAAATAATTCATCTGACTTATCTGATACAGAGAAATTACAATGGGAGTACTGGGATTCTGAAATATATGCTATTATGGATGAAGAAGGCAACATTATAATGGAAGAAGAGAATCCATATGGCATTTTACCTTTTGTTTTTACACATAGAGAAGACCAAATAGACTCTTTCTTTGTTGAAGGGGCATCTGATATTATAAATTGCAATGAGCAAGTTAATATCGCACTTACAGAAATGAACCTTGGTATGAGGTTTAATATGTTTGGTCAACCTTGGGTAACTGGACTTAATTCAGACCAAAGTTTACTTAGGACTGGTTCTGATACTATTTTAGATATGGGAGAAGATGGTGTTTACAATATAACAAGCCCTAATGGAAATATAATGGATGCCATTCAAAATATTAAATTTCAAATGGAACTTGTGGCATTAAATAATCACTTATTTATCCAATTTGCAGAATCAGGTGGAGAAGTTCCTAGTGGTATTTCACTTATGATTAAAGATTTGGATAGGAAAGAAGATTATTTTGATGATATTGCCCTTTGGAGAATGTATGAAAAAGAATGGTATGATGTAGAGCGTGTAATTGCTCAATATAATGGAATATCATTGCCAGAAGAGTTTGGCATAGATTTTCAAGAAGTTGAGTATCCAAAAACAATACAAGACCAAATAATGAAAGACCAGTTCGACCTGCAAAATAATCTAACTACTCATGCAAAAATAATGATTAGAGATAATAAAGACCTATCATTACAGCAAGCACAAACAGTTATTGATGATAATAAATTAGTCAATGGAATACAGGAGACTCCAGATGAAACTCAGGATAGAAGTTAACTATAGCTTTGGAAAACTAGGCAGAGCAATGCCTAAAATTATAAAGGAGTATTTAAATGAATACGCTCAAGGAACAGAGACAGGCTCTAAACAGAACATTGATAAAGGCTTATCTCCGATTTTGGAAAGCACGAAAGCATGGAGAAGAAGTCAAAAACACCCCGAAGAACCACCACTAAAAGCTAGTGGTAAAATGTATAATAGTATAAAAGCTAATAAAAATACAATGGATATTCTTAAATATGGTGTTTGGCACAATGATGGAGAAGTACCAACTACTCAAGCTAGACCATTCATATCAACTGATGATAGAACTCGCAATAAAATCAACGCAGATTTTAGAAAAAAAACAAAACAAGCACTTTCTGTAAAAAGAAAATTTGTATTACAAACATAATCGTTACTAGTTTATACTAACAAATATAAGGAAAGTTAGTATGGGACAGATAGAAGACCTTTTAGATTATCTTATGACACTTGAAGGGTTAGTAAGGGATTTAGATAGACGATTAACAGATTTATCAGAAATAGAGTTAGCCAACAATCAATTATTGGCATCACTCATTCATGCATCAAACAAAATGGTAGAAGACATAAAGATTCCAACTAATGAGGAATTAATGGAAGAACTAGCTACGATGTCTGCCGAAAGAGAAAACTGGGAAAAAAATTAATGAAAGGTTACAATATAGCCCTTTGGTATTGTAAGTCATGCTCATGGTCTTGGAAAACACTAAGTTCTGAGTTTGAGAAGGAAGACCAATGCCCAGAATGTGGTTCTCACCACACTCAGAGAGTCATTAAGCAAAAAGACTTGCTGTAAACTCTTATTTTTAGTAAATTTAGGTATGTTGTTGCTCAATGTGAGGACAATTAAATTAACTAGCATATAGGAGTTATTATGAAAATAGCAAAAGTACCCCTTCATTTCAACCGAGATGAGTTTTTAACACCCTTTGATAGAATGTTTGATAACATTGTTTCCAATCAATTCCCAGAATTTGAGAAAAACTTTGGCATATCATTTGAAAAAGGTTCATTTCCTAAAGTAGATGTAGCAGATTACGATGATTGTGTTGTAATTATTGCCGAAATACCATCATTAAAGAAAGATGCACTCAAAATAGAAATAGAAGAGGGCATTTTAAGTATAAGTGGTGATAAACACCAGTTAGATGATGAAAATGTTCGTTACATTCGTAAAGAACTAAAACATTCATCATTTAGAAGGTCGTTTCAGCTTGGTGATTTACTTGATACAGAGAATATATCTGCAAATTTTGAAGATGGTGTTCTCAGGATTGAGATTCCCAAGAAAGAACCTACTATTCCTAAGAAACAAGAAGTAACTATAAAGTAAATGATTGGGGGCTAACTGCCCCCTTTCTATAGAAATTGTTTTTCCTTTTCAATAACCAGTTTTTGCCACTCTTTTTTCTGAGATGGAGTCTTGCGACCTCTAGGCAAAATAGGAACACCTACAGCCATAGCTCTTTCTCTCCATTCTTTAGCAGTTTTTCTCTTATCTTGTTTTGATTGATGTTTAACTTTTATAGAATCTATAACTGGTTGTGGTTTTCTGGGCAAGATTTGTATCTCTGGCTCAATATCCACATACTCAGCCTCATCAGGGTCTATTTCTACATTGCTAGCGACTTCAGTACTAAGGAATTTTTCAAATGGACTTTGGTGATTGGCTACTTCCACACGCTTAATTAGCTTTCCAGAGTGTTCCAATACCAATCTCCCAGCCTGAACATTCCCTGCCTCCGCCTCACGCACCATACTATTCAATACAGATGGCAATCTCGACCCAAATGAAATCATATACTTCTGGTAGAAGACCTCAACAAACTCTGGGTCTTTTAACCACTTGTGAATTGTGACAGACGAAACGCCTGATTCCTCTGCAACATCCTTAATACGAGCAGTAGGCTCATTCACTAATAACTCTATAGCTCTAACCTTAGAAGGCTTCCAATGGGTAGGCAAATTAACACTCATATAGTCTCCAAACTTTCTAGTTAATCTTACACACTTTACAGAGACTATCAAAGACTTTCTTTTCAAATTCTTTTCGGAACATTCATTTGGCAGTTTAGTGAGTAATGGGGGTTAACAAATCGCTCATAACGCTCATACGCCCTATGGGGGTGATAATGAGACTCAGTCTCAATAAGGCTCGGTGGCTGGAATCTACGAAGACTATTTAAAAGAGTCAAGTAATTAAAAAATAAATAACTTTTTTGCTTGACTTAATAAGGGTAGTGGGCGTTTACAAATAAAGTTCTAATATTAATTAATAAAGTCTCTTAATGAGATTGAGACTCAACAAGCTACGTTGTTAAATACTATACTCTTTTAACGCTTGTAATGATGCCTATATAGTTAGATAAGTAGTAAGTGTTATGTATGTATGCCTATTAGATAGATATGAGGATTTAGGCGGTTTCTCTTCGATAAACATAGACTAAATAAATCTCTTATT